AAGCACCACCACAAAGAATGCAACAATCTATAAATAATAATGTCGTATATCACAGTAGGTTTGGGGGAATTAGATAATGGTTGGAAGTGTAGCAACAGTACAGAGAATTAAAGGTGTATTAAGCGAAAAGAGTGATAGTTTAGCACTTGCTCTCGTTGCTATGTATTCTCAATGGAAACTCCAAAGAGAAGCTAAAGAAAGGGAATGGAAAGAACTTAGAAATTATATATTTGCTACTGACACCACCACTACAAGTAATAGTGGGCTTCCCTGGAAAAATAGAACTACTATCCCAAAAATATGTCAGATTAGAGATAATCTCCATGCTAATTATATGGATGCTCTATTTCCAAATGATGATTGGCTTATTTGGGAAGGAGATGACGAGGATAGCGTAGCGATAGATAAAAGAAAAATCTTAGAATATTATACTAAAAATAAAGCAAATAATTCTGGATTTTTAGAAACTGTTTCCGCCTTATTACTAGACTATATTGATTATGGTAATGCCTTTGCAGAAGTAATATGGGTTAATGAAACCCACACAGACCCTCTTACGGGTGAAGAAGAAACCACATATAAAGGTGGAAAGCTTGTAAGAATCTCTCCTTTTGACATTGTATTCAATCCTTCTGCTGTTAGTTTTAGTAAGAGTCCTAAATTTAGACGATATATAAAAACTATAGGTGAGCTTAAGAAAGAACTCAAATATAGAACAGACTTAAACTTTGACGAAAAAGTATTTAATGATTTAGTTGAAAGACGTAGAGAACTTTCCTCCTTCAAGAAAGAGGACATAGACAAAGCTGAAGGATATTTAGCTGATGGTTTTGGCACTTTGTCTGAATATTATGGTAGTGGTATTGTAGAACTCTTAGAGTTTGAAGGTGATTACTATGATAGCACAAATGATGTGCTGTATGAAAATAGAATAATCACTATTATAGATCGGATGCAAATCATCCGTAATATACCAAATCCTAATTGGACAGGCAAGGATAATAAGCTGCACGTATGCTGGAGAGCAAGACCAGATAATTTATATGGTATGTCGCCATTAGATAATTTGGTAGGACTTCAATATAGACTAGATCATTTAGAGAACGCTAAAGCAGACGCATGGGATCAAACTATTCTACCTCCTAAAGTAATTAAAGGAGATGTAGAACCTTTTGAGTGGAGTCCTAATGTTGATATTCATGTGCCTGAGGATGGGGATGTTACCATATTACCACCAAACCCTGCTGTGTTTCAAGCAAATAATGAAGTCGCATTTTTAATGGGTTTGATGGAAGAAATGGCTGGTGCACCTAAGCAAGCAATGGGAATTAGGACACCAGGAGAGAAAACGGCATTTGAGGTGCAATCTTTAGAAAATGCTGCTGGAAGAATATTTAACAATAAGATATTAAAGTTTTCTAGGGAAATGCTAGAACCAGCTATAAATCTTTTTGTAGAAGTTGCAAGGCGTAATCTTGATTATGCTGACACAATTAAAGTAGTAGACAACGATTTTGGTGTTGCTCAGTTTATGAGTATCACTAAAGATGATCTCACTGCTAAAGGAAAACTTAAACCTATTGGTGCTAGGCATTTTGCAGCAAGAGCACAGCTTATACAAAATTTAACAGGTATATTCAATAGTCCTATAGGACAAATGATTCAACCTGATTTGTCAAGAAAAGCATTAACACAGCTTATTGAAGAAGTGTTAGGACTTAATAAATTTAAACTATTTAAAGAGAACATTGCTGTATCTGAACAACTTGAGACACAAAAACTCATGCAACAAGCGCAAATAGATTTGCAAGGAGATTCTCAAGTTCCATTAGAAGAAGCGATGATTGGTGGTGATTTACAACAAGAGGAAGAATGAAGAATTTATTAAAGGAAACGGCTGAATATGAAAAATTAACTAAACAAGAAGTGCTTGCTCATATTAGAGCATATCTAAGCGAATTAGAAGATATTTCTAAAAGAAGCCAACTTGATAGAGACAATTTCGATAAAGCTTCTTGGCCATATCTCCAGGCTTATGAGAATGGAGTACAAAAAACTTTAATTAAACTTCAAGATTTTATAAATATATGACAGAAAACATTTTTAATCAGAGTGCAGACCAAGCACCTGAAACAGTGCAACCAGTGGTACAAGAGCCAGTAGTTCCACCAGAACTTGCTGAGTTTGTAGGAGCTGGTAAAAAGTATGCTAGTGTAGCCGAAGTGTATAAGGCTTTCCCCCATGCTCAAAAACATATTTCCACTTTGGAAGATGAAAATAAGCAGTTGAAGGAAGAACTTACTCGTAGGCAAGCAGCAGAAGAAGTATTAAATGCAATACAACAAAGAATGGAGACACCATCCCAAACACAGGAACAACCACCTGTAAATTCTTTGCAAGATATTCAAGCATTAGTACGGCAAGAGTTAGAGCGTGATAAAGCAGCGTCTATTTCTATGGCAAATCAACATGAGGTGGTAAATAAATTTACTCAGCTTTACGGTGATAAAGCACAATCTCAATTTGAACAACTTGCCACAGATCTAAACGTACCTATCACATACTTAAACAATTTAGCAGCAACTTCTCCAAAAGCATTATATAAACTTGCTGGAATTGAGGGTAGTAAAAATACTCATTCAGGCAAGCTTGAGAGTGATTTAACTCTTACCCAAAACATTCAAGAACAGAATGATAAACTCACTGTTAGTTTGAATGGGGGTGCTAAAGAAGATGCGGCTGCAATAAGAAAAGCAAGAGAACAAATTCTTAAACAATATTCATAAAGGAAAATAAATGACTCAACTAACTACAAATACAACTGCATTTATTGATGCACAGATATACAGTAAGTATATTCTTGATAACCTGGAACCATACCTCTTGCCAGAGATTTTCTGGCGTGATGTGTCTGATTTCCAAAATGGTACGACTCTTAACGTAAAAACGGTTGGCGATGTAACTCTTCAAGAAGCTGCTGAAGATGTACCACTGGTATTCAATCCAATTGACACTGGTACTATCACCATGACTATCACTGAATATGTTGGTGATGCTTGGGCAGTGTCAGATGACTTGCGTATTGATGGTAGCCAAATTGACCAACTGATGGGCTTACGTGCTAGAGCTTCTACTCGTGCATTAGCTCAACATCATGAGTCTAAATTCTTAGCTAAAGTAGCTACGATTCAAACCAATGCTAACGTAAACTTGGTTAATGGCGTTCCTCACCGTTGGGTAGCTGGTGGTGCTGGTGCTTCAAACCGTGTAATGACGTTAGAAGATTTGTTAACCATGCAATATGCTTTTGATGAAGCTGATGTACCACAAGAAGGACGTGTAGCTATTGTTCCTCCTGTTGTTGCTGCTTCTTTAAACTCATTAGCTAATTTGGTTAATGTATCAAACAATCCAATGTTTGAAGGTATTGTAACGACTGGTTTCCAACGCAGCCATAAATTTGTTCGTAACATTTTTGGTTGGGATATTTGGACTTCTACTCGTTTACCTCGTAAAACGGCTACTGAAGCATTGAATGCTGCTTCTTATGATTTGGCTAATGATACAGCAGAAATTGGTGACATTGCAAGTGTATTTATGTGTGTTGCTGATGACAATTGCAAACCAGTTATGCACGCATGGCGTAAACAACCAGCAGTAGAAGGCTGGAGAGATCATGAATTGCGTCACGACAAATTCCAAACGGTTAGCCGCTTTGGTTTTGCTGGTCAACGTCTGGACACCGTTGGTGTTATCTGGACTTCTCCAACCGCACGCGCTTAATAATTTATAGGGGAGGTTTCTCCCCTTTTATAAAAGGAAAATAAAATGACTTTAGAAGCTGATGGAATTAGAGGTACAGTAAAGAACTTTGGCGTTCGTGCCACAGATATGAAATATGGTGGTTACACCGATGGTGATAGTTTAATTAAAACCATTGTATGGGACTTTACTTATAATGATTTACCTGATGCAGCAACCAATAAACTTGGTTATGTAATTCCTGCTGGTAGTACGATTATGGCTTGTTACTTGCGTATTATCACAGCATTTACATCTACATCAACAACCACTGACTTGTTGGTAGGTTTGCAACGTGCTGATGGTACGGAAATTGACAATGATGGTTTAGTCGCAGCAGCAGAAGCTACTCAGACAACCATTCAAGTTGTGGGTAGTAGAATTGTAGGTGCTGGTGCTCTCATTGGTAAAATTTCTGATGCTACCTATGATGGTGAACTTGTTGTTGCTGGATCTGACACTGACTTGTTAACAGGTCGTGGACAAGTAATTCTGCAATACATCCCACCTGCTCCATAATCATAATATGAGTCCCTCCGGGGACTCTCTATAAAGGATATAAAATGGCAATTAATTCAAAAACAATGGACTTTTCTGGATTAGATTTAAAAGCGGACAGTGTTACCATTGCTGGTGCTGCTATTTCTACTACAGAACTAGGTTACCTTGATGGTGTTACAGCAGGTACAGTGACAGCCTCGAAAGCTGTTGTAGTAGATGCTAACAAAGATGTTTCAGAACTACGTAATCTAACAGCAACAAATCATATTATTGGTGTTGGTGGTACTATTAATGCTGATAGTACCACGGCTACGGCAACTGCTGGTGCAGCTACTCTGTCTAAGATGGCTGGTGTGGTTACTACTGAATCACTAACTACAGCAGCAGCAGCAGCCTATACCTTAACCTTAACTAATACTACTATTGCTGCTACTGATATGGTATTTGCTTCTGTAGCAAATGGCACAAACAGTGCAGGTATTCCAATAGTAGGTAAGATTACCCCTGGTAGTGGTAGTTGTACTATAGGAATTGAAAACCAACATGGTTCTAACGCATTTAATGGTACATTGAAAATTTCTTTCCTTGTTATAAAGGCTTAATATGGTTGCTCACGCTTCGCTACCTGAAGCTGATCTGCATGAATGTAAGGGAGCCTCAACAGCTACAGTAGGTAAAACTATTATAGCTGGAGGGGCTGGCACTGCTACATTCAAATATGCAAATCCACATGGTAGTATTTATTATTCAGATTTAGCTGCTGGTACTACTATAACTTATCCAAGTGCTTATACAAAGGTAGCTCCCACAACTACGGCAAATGGTACAGCTGTAGAATTTACTGAGGCTACAACGGCTAAACTTACTTATACTGGCACAGACACCCTTGATTGTAGAGTGTTATGCAATATTACTTTAGATCAAAATGTGTTAGCAGATAGGGATGTATATTTCAAAATATACAAAAATGGAAGTGCTGTTACGGGTTCTGAAGTAGGAACCACTGTAGCACAAGCACAAAAACATAATGTCTCTTTACAATTTGACATTCCAAA